TGCCGCTGTTGCAATCGCCGCTGTTCCAATTGCCGCTGTTGCAATCGCCGCTGTTGCGATAGCCGCTGTTGCAATTGCCGCTGTTGCGATTGCCGCTGTTGCGATTGCCGCTGTTGTGATTGCCGCTGTTGTGATCGCCGCTGTTCCAATTGCCGCTGTTGCAATCGCCGCTGTTGTGATCGCCGCTCTTGCTGCTTCGTGCGTCACGTGCGAGTAGGGCGTTAGGGTCGTTTGCTTTCATTTGCGTCCTCCTCTCATCGTCCTGCACCACTCCCGCATAAGCCACCCAAGCCCGTACCAGACCGCAACAGCGACTATGGCAACGGGAAACATTTCACCGCCGACAGCGAGGTATCCACGCTCTTGATATGCCACGTCCATAAACAGCAGAACTGTTATATTGCTCGCAAGAGCCGTTACAATTACCTGTACTACCCTTGCGAGTATGTACAGGATAATTTGTTTCTTCATTACGCTTGTCCCTCCATATAATTTCTCAGCACTGATTTTTCAACGAACCAGTACTTTCCTACCTTCTTTGCACCGGGTATCTTGCCCAGTCTGCAGTACCTTGTAACTTCGGGTATCGTGATACCCATAAGCCCTGCAAGGTACTCCTGCGACAGCATCACGGGCAAGAAGTCCCAGTTGCGTACTTGCGTCTTAATGCTTGCCATTGTGTACCTCTTTTTTCTTGTGTCTTATGATTTAATCTTCTACCTTAAGCGAGCCGATGATCTCCTTTACTTCTTTAAGTAAAGAGAGTAAGCGGCTCACTTTTTCTTCTGCCTCGTCAAGGGCGCTTGTGTCAACGTTTATCGTCAGCGGCTTCATGAACTCACCTCCTTTACATTATTTTCTTGCTTTCAGATCGCTGATATCGTGTTCTATAAGTTCCGCAAATTTCGGAAAATCAACTTTTCCGTAATAGAATGTCATTGCTTGTGACTGACTTTGAAGAATGCGGACACGCGTCTCAAGTGACGATATCTGTTCTTTTATTTCGTGGTAACGCTTTTTTGAAATAAACATTTTGTTCTCCTCTCCTTGCTTTAGTTACCGTTCAGAAAACGAGCGGTAAAATCCGCTAAGTAATCTTCTTCCGGCACCGTTGCTCTTCTGCGGAGTATCCTTGAGCAAAAGCTCAAGATTTCTTCCGCTTCTGCAACGGTGCATTTGTTTTCGGCAAGAATATTAAGTATTGCCGCCGATGTCTTAACATTTTTCTCTGTTACGGTCATTTTGTTCACCTCGCTTTCTGCTGTTTTACATCTTAGTAACTTTACAAGTTACTTTGTTAGCAAAAAAAATAGAGCAAGGCTCAGATATTTGCAAAGCGTCTATTAACTTTTCCATATCATCACTGCCAAATATGCCTCTTTTCATTTTTCTTGAAAATGTTCTTTCTGACATATCAATCAGTCTTGCAACATCAGCCTGCCTTAGCCCTTTTGCTACCCACATAGCTCTTAACTTATTTGTGTCTACCACGTTCTCACCTCCGTAACTTTTTAAGTTACTCTGATTATATCACGTCTTTTGTAACTTGTCAAGACACTTTTAACACTTTTTTTAACTTTTTTGTCTTGACAAGTTACCGTATTAAGTATATAATATATACAAGGGGTGACAAAAATGACTATAGGCGAAAAAATAAAACTACTTCGTGAAGAAGCTAAATTATCGCAAGGAGAACTTGCCGAAAAAGCTAACACGACCAAGCAAAACATTTATAAATACGAGAAAGGAATTATTACTAACATTCCTTCTGATAGGATTGAGCTGATTGCTAATGCACTTAGCACTACTCCTGCTTACTTAATGGGTTGGAATGAAGATTCATCGGACGCTCTTGTTAATGATGACGAGGAACTCACTGAATATCTTGAAGAACTAAAAAACCGTCCGGAGCTTAGGATGATATTTTCACTTACCAAAAATGCCACTAAAAAAGATGTAGAAAAAGCTGCGAAAATAATTGAAGCATTGTTGTCTGAAGGTGATGATAATTGAGAATTGAGTGTGATATTGACGGCGTTTATATTTATACAGCAGATTTACCGTCTTCCGTCAACGGTGTAACTGTGATAAAAAACGGTGATTACATTGTCTTTATAAATCAGAACAAGTGCCCTGCTAAACAAATGTTAGCTTTAAAACATGAATTAAAGCATATAAGCAGAGGTCATTTGTATTCTGATATAAAATTTGTTGGAGATTGTGAAAATGAGGTGCAACAATGAATATACAGGAACTGAACGACTACACAATAGTAGACATTGAAACAACAGGCTTGTCACCGGACAAGGATGATATAATTGAAATCGGTGCTTTGCGTGTTCGTAATAACTTAGTTGTCGCTGAATTTTCTCGGCTTATAAAAGCAAGCAAGCCATTGTCGAAAGCTGTTTCTCAGATTACAGGCATAACTGATGATATGTTGGCAGATGCAAAAGAGCTTGACGATACCCTATCTGATTTTCTGCGATTTATTGATAATGATACGGTTGTAGGACATAATATTGCATTTGACGCTAATTTTATCAGTAAAAAATGCGTTGCTTGTGGGCTTGATTTTAAAAATGATACATATGATACTTTAGCTGTGTGCAAGCAAGAATACCCCGATGTCAGCCACAAGCTCGAAGATATGATAATACAGCTCGGAATAAAAGATAGCGGTATACATCACAGAGCTCTTGCAGACTGCTACCATACTCACAGCTTAATGACAGCATTGAAAAATCATTCCGCTCTTGTACTTGAGATAAAGCCGCCGAAACAAAGAGTGCTGAATCCTATTACAAAAGGGTTACAAACATTGCACGGCATATTGATAGGTATAACCTGCGATGACATTCTGACACAAGAAGAACTGTTAGGTCTTGAAGAATGGATGATTAACAATGAGCAGCTTGCAGGTAATTACCCATACGACATTATAAATAACGCAATCTGGAAAGTAATTGAGGACGGGATAATAGAACAATCCGAGCTTGATTATCTTCTTGAATTTTTCAAAGCACAAATTGATCCACTCAATACAGAAATAGGCGCTGTTGATGTAGAACTTAGCAAAAAGTCTATCTGTCTGACCGGCGATTTCGATTATGGGAGTAGGCAAGAAGTACAAGAAAGATTGTCCGAAATAGGCGCTACAGTAGTTAGCGGCGTTACAAGAAAAACCGACATTCTTCTTATAGGTGAGAGAGGGTCTGACAGCTGGGCTTGCGGAACTTATGGCACTAAGGCGAAAAAAGCAATAGAACTCAGAAGCAAAGGCTATCCGATTATGATACTAAAAGAAAAGGACGTGCAGTTATGATAGAGCAGATGGCATTATTTGAAAATGAACCCGAAGATTTAGATTGTAAAACCACTTTAGAAAACATAATATTAACAGTTTCAGCAAAATGGAAATGTTCAAACGGACTTTTCAGCATACAGGAAAACAAAAGCAAGGACAAACTTACCGGGTATTCAGTCTATTTTGAAAAATGTCTTTTCTTCAAAGTGAATACAAAATTCACGGTAATTTCTTGCAATAAAAGAGTTTATGATACGCTTGAAATATCTCCTGCAGGTACAAAATTGCTGAAAAGCCCTCAGAATTTCATACAATGTACATTCCACACAAAAAACGAAGCTGTAAAAGCTGCTGAACTTATTACTGATGAGAATGTCAGAATATTTGAGCCAACAGAGCATTTTGGATGTTGCGGATTATATTTGAAGTGTTCAGATGCTAAAAAGTGCTTGCACCCGGATATAATCCGTTCTAAATCCTGCTATTACAAAAAGAACTTGGAAAGCGGCAAGATATTCTACGGTAAAAACGCAAATATATGAATATTTCATGCCACTAAAGGCGGGTACATAGGAGGTCGGAAAATGGCAAAGAAATATACTCAAAGATCTGACGGACGGTATCAAGGTCAAGTCTATCTAGGCATGGTAAACGGTAAACGCAAATACAAGGTAGTGTATGGCGATACCATAAAAGAAGTAGACAAGCAAATTAACGATATCAAAGTCAGACAAGGTAAAGGCTTGGATATAACAGCTGATCGCGACAGCTTCGGATATTGGGGTGAAAAATGGCTGAAATTAAAAAAGATAGAAGTATCATCAAAGCGCTACGAAGCATACTCAAAACGTTTTGAAAATCTCGAGCCTATACATAGGTTTAGCATATCTAAGCTAAAAGCTACAGATATCCAAGATGTTATACTTGACTGTGCCGATGAGCCGTCTGAAAAAACTGGAAAGCCATACGCAAAGCAAACTTTAATTGAAATCCGAAATGTCGCAAAACAAATTATACAACTAGCAATCGAAAATCGAGTGCTTGACTACAACTGCGCATCTGCGGTAAAGATACCTAAGACGGCAGAAAAATCCACTCGTAGAGCTCTGACCGAAGAGGAGCAGTCCTGGATAACCGATACCCCGCACAGAGCACAGACAGCCGCTATGATTATGATGTATGCGGGCTTGCGCAGAGGTGAACTGCTCGCTCTGACGTGGCAGGATATTGATCTTGACACACACACTATAAAGGTTGAGCGATCTGTTGCAATGATAAAAGGCAAGCCATATGTTAAAGAAGGCGGCAAAACTGATGCGGCGACAAGAACAGTATATATCCCCGGTAAGCTCGTCAACTACCTTAGAAGCACTGCGCACAACCCGATCGGACTTGTGTGTCCCACGGTCAAAGGCTCTTTGATGACCGAAACAGGATTTAGCCGTATGTGGGAAAGCTATCTTGACGATTTAAATATCAAATACGGTGACTGGGCGAGTTGTATACAGACAGGCGGAAAAGGTCCGTCAAAGTATGCACCGATAGAAAAGCCGTTCTTGATACCTCGTATCACTCCGCACTGGCTCAGACACACTTTCATCACTTTGATGTACCTTGCAGGGGTAGATGTTTTGACAGCAAAAGAACAAGCGGGACACGCCGACATAAAAACTACAATGTCTATATATACACACCTGGACGAAAAGTACAAAAAGAAAAGCATTAACAAGCTTGATGAGTATCTCGAAAAGCAAGCGTGACAACATGCATGTCAAAATGCATGTCAAGCAAGCAGATATTTCGCACAACAGAGCCATTTATAAGGCTTTTGTGTTCTCATTCGTAATGAGCAGGTCGCAGGTTCGAGTCCCGTCACAAGCTCCATAGAAACAACCGCTTAAGCGTATTGCTTAAGCGGTTTTCTTGTATTTTCAGTAATTATTATCAAATCGTGAATTTTACTGAAATTCACTGAAATTTACTGTAGTATGCATGTCAAAATGCATGTCAAGTTAGGAAACTAACTAATATTTTGCCAGTATTAAGCACTATAGCAAATTGCACAATAAAGATTGCTTTTATTTGTGTAAATGTACAAAACTCTGAAAGTTTCCAAAATTCTATTGACAATTTCAGCAAAGCGTGTTATAATACAGACATACTAAAGCCGACCGGAGCGGCAACACTTCCGGAGAAAGATGAGGATAAAATCATGGAAAAGAAATTCGCATTAGTAACAGAGTACGGCGAGATCAACGACAGTAGAGCAATCAAGGATATCAAGGCAGGAAAAAGCTCAATATACGAAGCTTTCGATCAGTTAAACGGCACACGGAACGGTTCTTTTGAAGAAAAGCTATATGATAACCTTGAAGAAGCAAAAACAGAACTTTCAAAGCATAAGACTGTTGCGCGTCTTACCGGCACGTGGGGTGGAAAAATTTTAGACTGCGAAGTCAGCTATATCGAAGAACGTCACTATGACGAGGACGGCGAATATGACCTCGCCGAGTGCGGAAATGTCTGGGCAGCGGCGGAAGAAGAGATTAAGGACTAATTCAACAGGCGCATTTCCTCTGCAACAGTGCAGAGAGAGAGAAAGGAAAACGAATGACGTTAAAAGAAGCGCGAAAAGCAAAAGGGTACACGCTTGTGCAATTAGCTCAGATTTGTGACACGAATAAATCGCAATTAAGCAGGATTGAGAACGGCTTAAGAAATCCTTCCCCTGAACTTGTAAAAAAACTTAAAACCGTTCTTGATGATTTTGACGTTGCCGAGAAAGTTAAATTTACAAGAGCAGATATGTTTGAGAGCGTCGGTGAAATTTATGGTTATATATCATCGAAAATTCCAAAAATCACAGCACCTACCGAACTAGTTTATGCCGTAGAGCACCCAACGATTGCATTGCTGGAACTTGCCAAAAAAGCTATGCCAATGTGCATTTTATCAGAGCAGGAGAACATATGGATAGCTGAGGTTATGTCAACTATTGATCGCAGCGATTACACAAATGACAAGGTGGCAAGTAGCGCAGAACAAACCGCGTTCTTGCTTGGATATTACAGAGGCATTAAGCACTTTATATCAGAAAATCAAAGCAAAAATAAGTAATATAAATTGTTCATAAAGTAAAACGACAAAATCCCCCGACAGAGCCTTATCGCTCCGCCGGGGGATAACTATTGTACTTATTTTTTCAGGTACTTAACGTCTATCGGCGACTGTATGTCAAAAACGCCCGTAGTATCCTTGCCGAGCACAACACGATTGCCGACAATTTCATCGACAATCCACGTTTTTTTAAGCAGCCAGCCTGTAAGGACCTTAGTTCCGCCGTACCAGGTTGCGCCCTGCTTTATTTTCACACGGTCACCCTTGCTGATTTTAGCAGGTTTGGAAACTGTCGATGTTTTCTTACCGAGCATTCTGTCAACTTCTGCCTGTACAGCCGTGTAATTATAGCCGGCAGCAGTCAATCTCTGCTTGCGTTCCACGCCGTTACCCCATGAACCGCGTATTACTTCTTTAGCTATCTCGGTATTTGATTTCTTTGAAGCAGCGGTTGTAGTGTTCTTTACACCGAGCTGAGCATTGACTTCATTGGCGATTTTACCGAGTCTGCTGTATATGTACTCGCCCGGGCAGGATTTGCCGGAGTTAAACCATCTGTGTACGGTCATATTCTGCTTGTCGACCTGTCCGATGAGCGATTTATCGGCTTTCCACATTAGCTTTTTAATGCCGTTTCTCTTGCATATATCCACGCAGAGCTTAATCAGTGACTTGTATACCTTATCATTGATAGCATACGGCTCGTAACTGTCACTTGCGCACTCTATTGTGATAGCTCTGTTGTCATTGCTTGCACTCGAGGAGCACCAGGAGCGGTCTTTTTCCTCAACGTACATTGCGATTTTGCCATCATATCCGATACCGTAATTTGACGAAGCCTCTTTCGTCTGAAAGAGCTCGCCGAGCGGCTCAACGGCACACTGGCCGACTACGCAGTGAATTGTGATAGTGTCTATCTTGTGGTTTCGGGGGCTGTTTCTGTGAGGGCTTATCCTCGTGTAACTGATTAACGGACTATTGCTCATATTATTCTTCCTCGCTTTCGCTTTTCTCTGTGCTGTCGCCCTTGAGCTTCAGCTGCTTTAACACTTCAAGCATTTTTTTAGGTATCGGTATACCGAGCCCCGCCGCATTTTCCACAAGTGATATACCCTCATTTGCAATAAAAAACATCGTTACCGCTGACTGTAATACTGGTGTGCTGTTCAGCACATACGCATCAAGGACGTGTGCAACACCTACAAGCATTAAAATCAATATTTTCTTGACTATGCCTTTAAAGCCGACCTCGCTTGACACATCTTTTCTGACGATTGCACACGCAACGCCGGATATGTAGTCAAGAGCCATGCACACGATCAGAGCGGCAAGTAGGGGCGTAAAATCGCCCCATATCCAACCTATTACGCCGCCGATAGTCGCAACTATCGCACTGAAAATACTACTTAATTTTTCCATATTTTTTCCTTTCTGCCTATTTGGCATCTGTTATTTCAACCGGTTCTTCACCGATTTCTTCCTGCTCTGCTTCATACTCATTGATCTCCGCGTCAAACCTCGCAATATCTTCCGCCGTTATCCTGTCACGGCTGTAATGATTGCCGAGCTGCATAGCCGCCCATGCTCTGTCAAAGCTGCCGCTTTTCACGCCGTTCACAGCGACCTCAACGATCCACTTTCCGAAATCAAGCATTATACCTCACCTCCCGATACTGCCGCCGCTTCGAGCGCCGCCACTCTTGCTTCAAGGCTTGTTATTCTGCGTTCTGCGTCCTCAGGCGCAGGTGACCAGTCAGTCGGTTTGTTGCCCGCTTCAAGCTTCATAGCGCAGACCTCTATATAGTTTCCCGCCGCCGTAGGTTGCAGATATATTCTCGCGCCCGAATATGTCCCGGCGCTTTGCGGCGAAAATTTAGCCGTAAAGCTGATATACTGCCATTCGTCCGAGATAATTATATCCTGTGTGTTGCCGCTGTGGTCGGTGGTCGATTTATAGAACGGCTGTAACCTGCACGGAACTCCCTCCGCCGAATTACTGCGTATCCGGCAGGAAAAAGTATATATCACTCCCGAATTAAGCGGTATATCGTCCTGCCCGCAAATTATCTGACTGTTTTCATCCGTAGAAGTCAGTCGTATCCCTTTGCTTACACACGATATCGGCGTATTGGTGATATCAACGGTCTGTATCGTTCCCGCCGCTCCGTATTTTCGCCAGTGACCCTTACTGTGACCGCCGTAGCCGATAACCACATCGGCTGTTCCTGTGACGATATTCCTACCGCCTATGCTGACTGCATTTATAGCCGCCGTGATATCCGCCGCAGTCGCCGCGCCGACCTCTTTTGCAGTGTATGTAGGTTTTGTTGCAGCTTTCGCCCAGGCGGATATGTCGGTTGATTTCAGATATTCAGAAAGATCGACATCTGTAGTACCGAGATATCTCCATGCACCGTTATGCCATAAATATTCTTTCATAGCAGGCGCTGTATCTTCATCGTAAATCAAATACAGCACGTCTTCTTCACCGGTTTCCGGTAGCGTGTCCGTCACTAACGATATGCTGGACGGTATAATAAACGCATTAGTGCGTTCTTCCATTCGTGTGGTGCGCACAGACGAATGTGTCAGACATACCGCCGCATTATACTCTGCTTCTGTTGCAAAATCTATATACCCGCTTATACTATTGCCGGTAGCTACTTTGTTTGACGAATTAACATACATCAAAGATAAGGTAACTTGTAATCTGCCATACGGATGATTGTTTGTCGGTGATATGATGCTTTTCCATGTTGGGAGTATTATAGGGTCAAACTGCACCGAATAATTTTTATAAACAGATGTTGTTGTCAATTCCGCTTTTTTACTTTCAAGACGATAGCTTTTAAACGCTTTCGAGTCGACGTTTACCAGTGCAACTTGAAAATCACAGTCCTCAATGATTTCTCCGGAAGCTGTTTTTGCAAATTTTTCAACCATTAAAGTCGGCGAAAAATCAAGAAAAACTCCCGGATCGGCAATTGTCATACCGCTTCCCCAAAAAGTATATCCGTTACAAACGATACTGTTGCTGATATCTCCGTAGTAAATTTTTTCCTCTGAGGTTGTAACCGGCACATATTTGTGCACAAGATTTGCCGAAGCCTTATTATCTATGCGAAGTGTACACGGTGCAGGGATTGATATAGTTCCATCAGCGGTTACATCTATATTTTCACCTACTTTTACAATACCTGCTTTTGAAGCAGAGGCGATATCAGGTTGCGCTTCCGCTGACAACGTTCCATCGGCGGCTATACTTAGGTTGTTGCCTATTTTTATGCCGCCTACAGCATTTCGAGTTGCAATCGGGACTTTGAAGTTTGTTTTGCCATAGAAATTGACGTTTCCTAAAACGCTTAAATTTCCATCAAATACACCATTTTTGCCCATTACATCTCCGTCTGTGTAAACGCTTCCTGTATTTCTTACAGTTCCGTCCCATTCAACAGTCAATATATTTTTTCGGTCTGTATCACTGCTTCCGCCACCAATCATGACTGCATAGTCAAAATCTTTATTATACTTGCCTAATGCGGTACAATTATCTTTTTCTGCAATTGTGCCGAGATTCTGAGCGTGTGTACAGTTCCCACCTGCTACGCAATCCTTTCCCTCTGCATGTGCTACTTTTGCACCCTCAGAAACCCGACTGTTACTTCCTTCCACATGGCAACATTGCGTATCATATTCAGCAAAGCAATTCACGCCTTCAACGTGATTTATTCTACCGTAGCTACTGTTTAATTTGCCTTCTATGTGATTATTTGACGCTTTTTTATCTGAAGGGCACGATGTTCGACTTGCTTCTGTATTTTCCTGACCTTCGATGTGCGTTGCCCAGCTCCAAGCAGCCCCCTCGCTTTTCAGATTATTTTTATGACCTTCAACGTGCGAGTAATTGCCATATGCCGTATTACGACCGTAGTCGTTAAACACTTCACTGCTTTTGGCTTCATCTGTGTACATACCTACGCCAGTCGGCTTATTACCGGTAGCAATCTTATTATTAACGATCTTCTGCGTATTTCCTGCTGTTGCCTTGTTCAGTACATTAAGCACTTTCAGCTTTTTGTCGCCGCATACATAGCTTTGCGAGTGCTTGCCATTTGCGTACTCGTCCGTGATCTCGGTTATTACGGTATTGTATTCAATGCCATCTATGCGGATAGATACCTTCTGTGCTAGCTCAGGTTCGGCTTCGTCATCCATAAATAGTGGTTCTATCTCAAAGTCGTCAGATATCACATACTCTTCTGCCGCCTTTAGTGCGTATCTGTCTATTTCGGATACGCTGTCAGTATCGACATCTAACACTACTTCCTTACGTTTTACGCCGCTTGCGGCATCATCAGGGCGCTTTACGCATTTCACTGTAACAGCGTCGCCGCTGCCGACAACAGCATATATAGCGTTTTTGTATGCCGATGTTCCGTCCTTGCGTGTATAGCTCTTGATATTATACCTGCTCTCGTCTATGATGATAGTCGGCTTATCCTCGCTAGACTCCATATGCGGATTATAACTGTCGCCGTCTTCTGCGTTATCGTCAATAATCAGCCGCATATCGTAAAAATGCGTCTTGCAGTTTTTTAGCAGATTAAAAATTGCCGTACTAACAGGCTCAAGACGCGTCATATAGCGATCGTCCTGAATACCCGTCAGCGGTGGATCTGCGTTAATCTGATTAACCGGCATTGTTATTCCAAACATACCGTATATCTGCCTGTCGCTGTCTGTAGTGTTTACGATATTGTAGTTAATGATGTCCGAGATGCACGAAAATGTAGTGCCGCTCGTGACATAATAGCCGTATGTCCCCTTGTCCTGCTCTTCTTTCGGAAAAAGCGTGACACGGAGTGCAAACAGATACTTCAAGTCATACCCTGTAACCGTTATTGTATCGTCTTTTTTTTCAACGTCAGTAACATACAAAAACGTGCCGACTACAATACGTTTCGTAGGATCACCGTCTATGTATGTCTGCTTTATTTTTTCGCCAACTATCAGCATTCGATCCGGTTGAATGCATTCGGTTTCATCAGCGTGTGTAGGTATCGTCATCTCAAAGCTTCCGATGTCATACGCTCTGCGAGTGTACTTAAAGTTTGTGACATCTGATACGATACCGACAAGGTTCTGTGAAAATTTCGGTTTTTCTTCCGATAAAAAATTGTATACTCTTACGATCATCAGATACTCCTTACATAATCAAAACGCACCAGTTTTGCTTTAATCGTGCCCGCTGTTGCGTTATTTTTTATCGTTAACGTGTTATATCCCGGATATACATATTGAGATGTCGATTTTACCAGATCGATAAATGCTCGCTGAGTGGGAGGAATATATACCTTACCGAGCAGTCCCCAGTCGATATTTACCGTTTCGCTTGTGCTCAGATATTTTGTCAGTTGAAGTTCTCCGGTTATCGTTTTGCTTCCCCGCTGTGGTTCTTTCCCGGTAATACTCATATAGCTGTACGGTATCGCTTTATCCTGACCGCTCAGCGTAATTATAGCTGAATGCGTGTCAGTTCCCGACATCAGTACGGTTGCCGAAACATACAGCATAGCAGGTATCTTTTCTTCTGTACCGGCGGTAAAACTGATATCCTGCGTTGCTCCCGCGTCGGCAGTTAATTCTACATCATCGGCTTTTACGCGCCAGAATGGTACATAAGATAATATTGATACCTTTGCCGTGCACAGCACTCCTACCTGCCGTTCTACCGCAGGAAGCTCACTGACAACACCCTCAATCTGATACGTCTTGCCGGTGCTGTTCGTGTATTTAAGCGTACCTTCAACACCGGCGGGAAAGTACCTCAGGAGCTTTCTGCGAAGTTCATACATTGTAGCCGGCTTTCCACTGCGAGGAAGCAGAGCGATTTCTGCGGTGATAGTACGGATATTCGCTTTTGCGCCGTAAAATCCCGCACCGTCAAAGCCTACACGCTCGGAGCTGTCGTGCTTATATCCGAGCGCATTTCCCTCAAAGCTAAGCAGGTGAAGCGGTATGTATCCGTCTGCGTCAGATGATGTGTTGACATCGTCTATCGTTACCGCCGTACCGAGAACGGTTGAAAATGTGATTTTCTCCATACTTTTCTCCTTATCTGATTACAATATCGTCCATCAGTGCGTCTTTGACCGCCTTTGTTATCTGAGCCATTGTCAGAGTCGTACCGATAAGGTTAACGTTCGCCGTGTTATTCCGTGTATTGTCGTTATTGACTATGCTTTCAACGGTTTTTGAGCCGTCAGCCATAGCCGACATAATCTGCTGTACGGTTTTCAGACTTTCGTTGATTGCGCTGATCTGATTGTTGTAGCTTTTCTGCTCGCTTTCATACTTTGCGTTTGCGGCATTTTTGCGCGCCTGTGCATTTCTCTGCCATTCCTTTTCCGCTTTATCATCATACAGCCCCTGTAGTTTTTTCTCCATCTGCTCGCGCGAAAATTCGTCAAGCTGACCGTATTTCAGCTGAGCCTTGACCTCGTTTATCTGCTTTTCAAGGTCGTTGTCCTCGTTCAGACGCTTGCGGGCTTCGATTTCATCGTCAATCGCTTTTATCGTAGCGTCACGAAGCTCTTTCTTTGCTTCAAGTTCACGCTTTATGAGGGCTATTTTCTTGTCTGCTTCGGTCTTGTATGCCTCCGAAGCTTTCTTAAACTCGTTATCGGAACTGCTTGACGATGAAGAGCTGCCCGAACCGCTGAAACTGCCAGCTTCCATATAGGTATCGAAGTTGTCATACATCGCCTGCAGTGCGTCACGCTTGAGCTTATCGGTGTCGCCCTCTATTTCGCCATAGATAAGCAGCTTTGAGTATTTCGCCATACCTGCGGCATCATTTGCCTTAAAGGCTTCATCGTACTTTTTCTGATAATCGTCTGATTCGGCGATTTTAGCATCGTACTCCGCTATCTGTGAAGCGAGCTTTGCCTTTGCAAGCTCCTTGTACGCTTCTGTGTTCAGCTTTATCTTGCCTGTTTCGTTGTCAAGGCTGACACACTGCGTATACCCTGCGTCTATCAGCTTCAGCATAGTGTCATAGGATATATTGCCGTTCTTCCCCTGCTCTGCGTAGGCGGAAGCCAGCTCATCAAGATTTTTTATAAGATCTGCTGTGCTGTCGGTGAGTTCTTCGGTGGTTTTTATGTTGTTGTTTTTGGTTTCGGTGTTTTCTTCGGTTTTCTTCGTTGTGGTTTCCGTTGCGGTGGCGAGGAGGGCTTCATCTTCGGCGGCTTGCTTGGATAAATTTGTATACTCCTTGTGTTTTTCGGCGACTATGTTGTATATTTCTGATTCTTTCTGTCCTACCGATTCAAGATAGTGAGCATAATCTAAATACGCCTGCGCTTTTTCGGCAAATGTTTCACCGCCGATTATTACGGCGGGTGCCATTGCGCTCGTACCCATTCCGACAGGCGCATTTCCGATTTTTATATTTGGATTAGTTATAGAACCGTTTTTAATGCCATTTATTCCAATAATAGCAGATTCACTGCCACCGAGTTTATTTCCCATTAAATCTGACGTTTCTGAAATTACGTCATCAGTCAACGCTCTCTGCGCCTGATTATTTTTATTTACAGCCGCCTGCGCTTGAATCCTTGCATTTTCTCGCTCTGCTTCTGTCGCCGCCTGCAGTTTCTTTATATTCTCGGTATAGCTGTCATTCACAAGGTCTATAGCTTCCTTAGTATCACCGTATGCACTGTTAAGCTGTTCCTGCAAGTCTTTCAGTGTTTGTGTTTTCTCGGCGGCGGACTGAACTTTAGTAGAAGCGTCCTCATATTTTGACATTACTTCTTCAAGTGTTTTAGCTTTATCAGCAGATTTCTGCGCTTCGTCAGACAGCTCAGAAGCCGCCTGTGTCAATTCTTCAATGGACTGAGTAGCATTATTTGTAGTGGTTACAAGGGTTGCCACAGTTGCTATGACCGATAATATGGCTGCACCGATAAACGCATACTGATTTGCCGCGCCGACAGCATTAAAAGCCGCCTGCGCTGTGGTTGCCGCCTTTGTCGCAGTTGTAAAGCTCCTTATTGCTGAAACTGTTGCGCTTATAACATTACCTATTCCAATGCCGATTTTAAATGTACCGAGCGCCACAGCTCCCGCTATTATCGCTTCCTTGAAGTCAAGCCCTACAGAGATAGCCTGCTTCATAAAAGCAACAAGGTTTTTCAGCATAACGCCTACTCCCTGTGCCCATTCGTCAAGCGTTCCGTCCTGTTCCCATTCTGCCAGCTGATCGCTGACATCTTGCAATGCCGACTTTACTTCTCCGAAAGCGCCCTCACCCATTTTGCGGAAGAACTCGGTTATGTTGTCCTGCATAGTACTCAGCATACCCTGCATAGTCTGCGACTGCTTTTCCATCATTCCCGCAAACTTACCGTCACCCGTTGTAAGTTCAGTTATAGCCTTGTTCAGAGCGTCTATGCCGACCTCGCCCTTTGATACCATTTTCGAGAACTCTTCACCGGTTACACCTATGCTTTCGGCAAGCGCCGTCTGAAGCGGTACACCTGCCTCCGCCATCTGCCTTAGTTCTTCGCCTGTGACCTTGCCCTTTGCAAGCATCTGACCGTAGGCAAGCGTTATTCTGTCCATTTTTTCGGCGTTACCGCTTGCGAGATCTCCGAGTTTTGTCATAGTGCCGATAAGGTTGCTTTCGTCTACACCGTAGCTCATCAGCATAGTACCGCTGGATATTACATTATCCAGTGTAAGCGGTGTCTTAGCGGCAAACTCACGCATTTCCGCTATCATTGCCGACGCTTTTTCGGCAGAGCCGAGCATAACTTCAAGCGAGGTTGTATACTGCTCCATTTCAGCATTTGAGCCTATGAGTAAATCCCACAGCTTTTTACCACCGTAAGCCGCTATAAAGCCGGTTATCATAGTTTTCAACTTATTCATTTCGGTTGAAACACTTGATATTCCGGATTTATGATTTTTTAGCTCGCTTGTAGTTTCTTTAAGCTCGGTTTTCAAGTCAATCTGCTCAGCTTTAAGCTGTGCGGCTTTAGTCCGTGCTTTATCGAGAGCTTTTTCAAGCTCTGAAATTCGAGTTTTTTGTTCCTTTGTAACCGTGCCGTTTTCTTTTTCGGCTTTTTTCAGCTCATCAAGCTCTTTTTGATACTCCTTAGCTTTTTTGTTTGTGTCCGCGATCGCCTGTTTGTTGAGCTCAAGGGCTTTGTTAAGCTCAGTGAGCTGTGCTTTTATTTTCTGTACGCCCTTAGAAAATTTTGTACTGTTTGCCCCGAAATTCGCAGTAAGTTCCTGTGCCATTATTTTTTACCTCCTTTTTCCCACAGTTCTTCTATTTCGTCACGGAAGCGGTTTTCCGCAAGTTCCGTGATTGCTTTCTTCTTTGATATAAGCGCCGCTCTGATGTGCGAGTATGACTGCACAGCGCCTATTTTTCTGCCGAGCTTATCCCTGCCGCCTTTCTTGCGGCTTTTCTTGCCCGGTCTTCCAAACTCGATAATCACGCTTTCAGGGTGCGCTTTTATTGCGGCTGTGTCATATCCGGCTTTTACCTTGTACAGCTTGCCTGTTTTCGTTATCTGCTTTGACAACAGACCGCTGAGCTTTGTCGGAGAGCCGTCTTTGTTTGACCTGCCCTGCAGCATTCGCCGTTCTTCGTTTATCAGCTCATCGCCGACTTCTTCAAGAATTCCGGGGATAATCTTGCTGTTCAGCTTGCTATCCATTTCGTTTACTACTTGAATGAGATCTTTAAGGTCCATTCCGGACAGATCAAGAGTAAATAAATCATCGGACATTTTATCGCTCCTTTCAGAAAATTTGGTATAAAAAATCCACCCCTTTCGGAGTGGATGATTTATTCAGTTTTGGGCATAAGAAAAGCACACCCTCTCAGATGTGCTTGATCTTAAAGTTTTGTCCATACTGTAATTTCTATATTACAGCCATACGATGCGCCGTCGCCGCCCGTTATTTTTGCAATAGTGCCTGTTATCGCACCGCCATTATCTACAATAGGCGCTAAATCAGCCGCCAGCTCAGCTCGCAAATATCCGATTTTTCTGCCGTTGCACTCTACCCTTATAGCATTGTCGTCATAAGGATTATCTGCTTCTCTGACAAAACATAAAGGTAAGCCGCTTTTTAATTTTGGCAATATAAGCTGTATGCCGTTATGCGTTACGCCGGCTACTTTCGTGAAAAACGTATCATATTCAGTCAGTCCGCTTGTAACATTTTCAAAAGTCTGCTTTTTCACTGCGTTGTATTCTTCTTCGGTTATTGCGCCGTCATCAAGCAGTTTTTTGTACTTTGCTATCTCATCTGCCGCACTTATAGCCTGAGCAGGAGCGGCGTTTTTGCTTTCATTGTCCGCAATCATAGCCGTAAACAAAGCACTGGCTTTTTCAGCACAATCCTTCATCGTGTTATATGTAAAAGAATCTGCTTTAGTTGCGGTGTTAATGAAGTTTATTCTTTCAAGTGTGCCGTCTTTCAGATACACGTTAATATACAGTGCTGTAACAACAGTTATGCGCTTGGCTGTAGATGCTCCAATCACCGCTCCGACACCGCCTGCTAATAATCCACCTGCAACAGCTCTTGAAAATGCACCTTTTCCTTTGACAGTGTTGTCATTTACAACAAGTTCATAATCAATCACTTCGCCGAAGTTATGAATTTTAGGCTCACCAAAATAATTTTTTACCCACCAGACAGAATTATTTTTATCTACTTTAAGATCACCCAATTCATCGGTAGCCTTGTAACCGCTTTCTTCAATATACTGTTTGTTTAGTTTGCTACGTTTTATTGAATAACAAAACAAATTTATACACGCCCACAATATAAACAGCATAATTATAATAAATATGCCATTCACGATATTGGTTGCGGAATCAGTAGTCAACAATTTCAAATACATAAGTGACCTCTCTTTTTTGCATTAAATAAACATCGATATTGCCATTGTCAGACCTACACATGCAGAAATCACAATAATCAAGCATATTACCGCTAAAAATCTGTAAATCCCCTGCAAATAGTATTTCTCGTTTCTGTCTGCATTCTTAGGTATTCCAATTTTACAAATGCCATAAAAAATGAAGGCACCTAGCGCTATTCCTATAAGCACAGCCGAAAAAATCGGGGATAATGATGCACTGGACGCTGTCGCTGCCTGTCCGCCCATAGTTAACAATTTCAAATACATAAGTATTTCCTCCTTTTCTACCTACATTATACCGCGAACAGACAATATTGTCAATACTGCACAAACACGCCGCAATCGCCGTTGAGTATCTCCTGCTGAAGCAGATACACCGCATTTATCAGCGACACCACCATATCGACCTTGCCGGCAGAGCGCTTTTTATTAACGTATTTATTTAAATTTGTGTCCTCTGTACATCTTGCGTTGCTGAAATTTATCTCAAGCAGTTCGTTCTTTGCGAAAACGACATTTCCTGTGAGTATCTGTTCTTTGAGCCACTTTGTCGGAGCATGAAGCACGCTTGAATGCTGTCGTATCTCTACGCACTCTATCGGATCTTCTGCGCTTTCGAGCTTCTGCACCGTTGAGAGTGCGTTCCAGCGGTCAAAGCCAAGCTGAGCTATTATAACGCCGTACTTTTCTTTCAGCGTCAGTATGTAATTTTCCACAAATCCGTAGTCTATGATATAATCGCCGCACGCAAAGCAATCACCGTTTGCGATATGTGTCTTGTAATTGATGTGCTCCTTTACCGATTTTTCCTCAACCTTTTCGGCAGGAACAAACGCTACCACCTTAACATATATCTTGCCCTCGTGATAGCATATCATAGCGAGCGCTGTGTTATCCTCAGTCTGTGAGAGGTCAAGCCCGAGATAGACTATCTTCCCCCGCCAGAACTCGTCAGGCACGTCCTCAGAGCAGTTTTGCACGGATATAAGGTCAACATAGCCCTCACTGCCGACACCCTTGTACTGAATATTACAGTGCTTGCAGAGGAAGTTCTCGCGCTTGTTTTCATACAGCACGGCAAGTTGACGGTTGTCTTTCAGTTCCGAGAACAGATCTGCATTATCGACAGCTACAGGGTTCGACTGATACAGCACGCTGTCGTTCGTCTTCCAGTCGGGTACAAGCTCAATGTCCGGCTCATACAGCAATGCAAAATATTTCTTGCCGGAGCTGTACACCCCGTCAAGTTGTTTCTTGGCTATGTCGATTTCGTCCTTTAAGCCGTTATCATCATTCGGGTACTGTGTGGAAATCAGTATTCCGAGCTTGCTCTTAAGCGTAATCTGCGAGGAACGCATTGCTTCAACCGGATAGCCGTCCATAGCCCCGACTTCATCGGCAAGAAACAAGTGAGCCAGCTTACCGTCCAGCTTATCCTTACTATACGCAAGCGGCGTGTACTCCGTGTCGCACATCAGACAGCGTATCTCAGACCGCATAACCTTGAAATGCTTTTCAAGCAGCGGTGAAGATTTTATGATTTTCTTAATTGCTACTTTCAGCTCGCTTGACAGCTTTAAGTCGGGAGCTACAGAGAACAGACGGGAAAATCGGGGCAGCGTCAGCATACCGATGATGAATATTACCGCCGCTGTGAACGTCTTGTAGTTCTTTCGGGCGATTTCGAGCAGTCCCGTGCTGTAATACAGTTTTCCGTCTGTTTTTGTGCAAAGCACCGCATAGATAAAAAGCAAGCTGTAATCTTCAAGCGATGAGTACATATCACGGCCTAAGTCCGGGTGCTGTATGGCTTTGAGCAGTGCGGTTATCTTGTTCCATTCCTGAACATCTACATAACCGTCATCGACAGCTTTAAGCCATTCGGCGCACTGCTTTCTGACGTATCTTCCGACCTTGCCGGAGCTGTCCTGCGATGCCCACACGGCGTATTTGTATGCACGGCTGTCTTTAATCGTCATACTGTACAAACCTCTCTGTCGGGGCTTTGTACCCCATAAACGTTGCGTAGTCGTTCCATCTGTCCGTTATTTCGTACAGCGTGGAATATGTGAATTCTTCCTCCGTTCGTCCCATAATATCTATAAACAGACTGCGGAGCTTCTTGAAGTCGGGCTTTTCTTCTGTCGGCTTGCTTCCCACTATCGGCGCAGGAAGTGCGGCGGTCGTTGCGGCAAGCACCCTGTCCTGCAGATATTCCTGTGATAACTGTGTTGTTAGGTCGGACACTATTTCGGAACGCTGTGCCGAGCTGAACCCCAGTTCATCAAAGCAACACCGAAGCCCCGCTCTGATGTAGTCAAGCGGCAGAGGGAATGTCAGTTCAAACGGGCTGATGCCCTTTTCTTCCGCTTCAATAAACGCTTTTATGTCATATCGCAGATATAAAGTATCTGTGATGTAAATTTTCTTGTTTAAAAGTTCTGTGAACACATCGAATCTCCTTTATAGATAATTTTCGGGGCAGTTTCCCGCCCCGTCATATCTGTACTTTTTTTACGCTTCTGCCACGATAACACCCGCAGCGGTCGCAAACCATGCGTCAATGCTCGCCTTGTCTGTAACGGGATCAAGACCCTTTACGCAGTACATATCAACGCCTGTGTTGATAAGCGCCTTGTAGTTTGCCTGTAATGCAAGGCTGTTGAATGTTACGCCGTTCTCATCGGTCGTCTGTACGTTCTCGCCCTGTGAAGTGAACTTGCACTTGGGGAACTTATACAGGTTTATCTTGCCGTCTGATGTCATAGTGCTGTAGATGCACATTACATCGGGTACAACATCGTCCTTACCGCTTTCAAGTACGCCTGTTGACGTATTTACCTTTGCGCCGAAAAGTGCCACCTCGTCGGCGGAGTTTGTGTTCACAATTGTTACGTCAAGCGTACCGCCTGCCTTAGCTACATAGCTGTCAACTTCAACGCCGCTCGCATACTGCGATGCGCTGTTCATCTTAGGAGTGTACTTTGTTGTGATAAGTATGTCCTTGATCTCGGTCACATCACCGTATGCCAGCGTATCGGCGTTATCCGTTGTAAGCGGTGCATACGCAAAACGCTTTGTGCACACAGCCGACTTACGATCTGTACCCTGTATTACTTTTGCCATAGTTATGTCCTTTCCTCATAGAGCGTAAACTCCATGACTAAAATTTTTCTGTTGGGATAAACATCAAACTGCGACAGATCGGTAGTGCCGGTAAATATACCGCCTGCATTCTCTATCGCCGTCTGCGTTTTGTCATACAGCTCAATGTCTGCCTGTGGCGAAAATACGCTCACAGACAAGGAATACTGCCGTATATTTGCCCTGCCGGAGCTGAAGAACGTATCCCTGTACGATAAATTGTACACCGCATACTTCTCCGGTTCTTCGCCGTCCTCAAATTCGGGCATATAGCTGTAAAAATGCTCAAATACCGCCGAGAGTGCCGAATCAATCTTTTCTGTTATCATTGTCAGCCTCCTCTCGCCAGTATCAGCTTTATATGCAGGTCACTGTCAGCCGCTCCGGTTGTTTCGACGTGATACCGCCTGCCGTCAATCTGTACGACAGACTGACCGCTGTATTCACGTCTCCACATATACACCGTAAGTTCCGACTTGTACCCTGCTGTTTCGGCGGCATATTTTGCCGTTACGCCAGGTTCGGAAACCTTTGCGTATACGGTCTTTACCGCCCTGTCCGCTTTGCCCTGCGAGCCGTTTTTCTGCTCGGAGGATATGAGCGTGATTTTTCTGTTAAATGTCATTCTCATTCACTCCGTTCAGCAGATTTATGCTGTGCAGAGCGAGTATCTGAGCGGTCACGGGGTTCTGCGACGCTCTGTCGGACGAGAAGTCACGGGAGGAATACATATCATTTATCAGCACTAAGTAAGCCACCGTGATATCTTCGTATTCGTCTATCTGAGCATCGTCAAGGCCCGTGTATCCCTTGATATAGGATTTCGCCGCTCCGGCGCAGATTTCAAGCATTCCGTCTTCGTCATCGCTGACACCGCAAAACGCCTTAATCTTTGCGCTTGTTACCTCGCTTAGCTTCACTTTTCTCCTCCTTGTCTACAGGCACTATGTACCCGCAGGAGAGCAGGTCGTTCAGCACAGGACCGGCAGGGAGCTCACGCTCCTCGCCCTTTGCCATACTGACGGTGCCTGAAAAGTTGGTCGTTGCCTTTACTGTCATAGGTTATTAGCCTCCTGCTTTCTTCATTTTAAGGGCGGCAATCTTCTGAGCATTCTCAACCTTTGCGTCAATCTCCACCCATGCGATAACGCCGACAGCGTGCTGTGTTGCGTACTTTTCGTTGAGTATCTGGATAGACACATCTTCGGAGGTCTTAACTGCAAGACCACTCATATCGCCGTAGTAGATAGCTGTCTTTTCGGAAGCAATAGCCGATACGCTGTCGGTTGTGTATACGGGCTTGCCGAAAAGCGTATAGCCCCACTTTGCCGTTGCATCGGGATTGAGAATATATCTGCCCTCGTTGTCCTTGAGCTTTCTTATAGCGGTTCTTGTAGCCTTGTTCATGATCCAGCAGGCGTTATCCTGATATACGTCGGGGATCGTTTCCTGCAGGTCGATAAGCTCATCTGCCGTGATAGCTGTTGCCGATGCAGTTGTTACCACCTGTGTAACGCCTGCGGCAAGACCGTCTATCTTACTTGCTGTGCCGTTGATAAGCTGGTTTTCGATCCACTTTGCCGCCGCAATCGAAACCTCGTTTATAACGTAAGAAACGATGTCAAACCGCGAATTGTTGATAAGGCTTCTTGAAACCTTAGAGAGCGCACCTGCAAGATAGCCCTTAAGCTCGATGCTGAGGAACTTGCCCGATGTGCTTGCAAGGTCCGTAAACTCTGTGGCATACGCCATTGAGATAGCCTGCGTTTCTTCGTCATAATAGGGGATCGAGAGAGTGCCGCCGAGCGTGTATCTTGTTGCCATCTGATAGATAGGGCAGATGTCGATAACCTTACGGATTATCTTGTTTGCGATAGTCGCAGGGATGACTGCGCCGTTATCGCCCTTTGTCAGATTGACATCATCTCTTGTTTCGACTATCTGACCTGTGCGCAGATAGTTTTCGAAGGCTCTTGTTTCCGCCTGCTTCTTGTCGGTTGCTGTGCCGTCTGACTTTGCAGAGTTCAGATTAAGAGCGTTCTGCTCCTCGATTGAGCGGATTGTCTTATTCAGCGCTTCGACTTCCGCCTTCTTAGCGTCATAGTCTGTCTGCTCCTCTGCTGTCATCGCCCTTGTTTCTGCTGTAGCCTTACCGCAGAGTGACTTCATATCGGCGATAAGAGCGTTTCTCTTTTCGATGAGTGCTTTTAAATTCATGCTGTTTTCCTTTCCGCCGGATTATTCCGACATAAGCTGTAAGATTTCTATTTCCTTGTTGTAATCGGGGATAAACTCCCGGATTTCGTCTGTTACCTCGACCGTATCGTTTCCGGCACTGCGCTGTTCCGTCACGGTCGTTTCTTCGCCCCTCGTTTCTATTGACGTGGCGATGTATGCAGGATTGCGGTTGAGGATTGACACCTCGTGCAGTGTCAGCCCTGTTATCATTCTGCGCTGTACACCCTCGTCACACGGCTCAATGTGTGCCTGCGCTCCCGAAAAGCCGAAGCTCCACCCTGTTAGATGCCCTGCTCTCGCCTCTGCGATCACTTCTCTGTCAGTGATGTCGGCTTCTGCGTGAAGTCCTATGCTGTCCTCACGCAGTTTAAGCGTTCCGTCTGTAGTGTCAAGCACCTTGCTGTGATTGAATCTCAGCTCGACCTTTGGATGATCTTTAAGACTTTTCGCAAACGTACCGCTTACGATACGCTCAACAAACGGCGTTGTCATGCCGGGCGCCATTGATGCAGGAAGCTGCTTGCTGTCACGCTCAACAGCGTTTACATATCCGCTGATGTGCATAAGATCAGCGGAACGGATTTCGATTTTCATTTTTATCACTCCTTTCTGTGTTGTGGGTATAAAAATACCGCTCTTTGCAGAGTGGTAAAATTATCAGTCTTTATTTGTAAAAGTAATCGGTATAATCATTTCGGGCAAGAAATTCATTTCATAATGATACTTGTCAACGTATGCGCCGCTTACGTCTTCTACTGTGTACATAGTCCAGTCGTTAAGATAAACATAATCAACCTTGTACACGTTCGGAGCTACCTCTATCGTTACAACCAGCTCATTTTCCTCGTTGTTTGAGATAGAAAAATTACCGATAAGCTCAAGCACAGGTTTGTCGCTTCTTGCGTTTATAACCGACAGCCGCCTTGTGACATTAAAATTATCAGCTTCTTTCTGCACATTGTATGTTACTCTACTCGCTTCGGTACAACCACATAGAAGAACTGCTGACAGTACAACACCAACTGCGGCGACAATGACTTTCTTAATTTTGTTCATGTTAAAAATCCTCACTTTCGTATTTTAGGTATAAAAATACCGCTCCTTTCGGAACGGTAAAATTATTAAGTTTTGTGCAATCGATTGCACACGGGTATAAGAAAACCGCCATTAAAGAGCGGTCGTCATATTCAATTTCATTCTTCGTCCTCGTCATCTTCCCATTCAGAAGCGCAGGGAGGTAAGCCGGGAGGAGCGATATTGTCAAAGTAAGACAGCAATTCTTCCACAGTTGCGTCTTCGTGATTATTCACATATTCCAGCATTAAAGGCTCTACTTCATATTGTTCGGGAGCAACTAAGACAAACAGAAATTTACTAAACAGATCATAGTTGTCATTGGTGTCATTGTTTTCAGGTATTTTTTCTATATACCGCTGTTTTAAAAGACTTTGATATGCCGTATTATACTTTTCAAATTGTCGTTTTGTCATACTCAAATTCTCCTATCACAATTTAATTTTACGGTTTATAATCACTCCGCCTTCTCCGTCTGAAGTTGCCAAGTACTGATATTTTCCTTTAAAAACCGTACCTTGAAATCCTTTTCTGCTTCCCGGATACTTCGTATTAAACTCTCCGCACAGCTTTGCATAAGTCTTTGGCTTTACCTGTATACCGCTGTGATTTCTCTGCGGTGACGGTGCATATTTTGTTTTAGCCTGTGCTTTATAAACCGTAGTCACTGTACCGTCATCGTCGACCGTAACGGATATAATTTTCCCGCCCGGTCCATTCGTAAACTTACCGTCTGCGGCGTGATATGGATTTCCGCCTCCGCCTTTACCGGACTTTTGACGCTTTTCTGTTATTATACCACCCTCATCGCCGCTTTGCAAGCCCGCATCATCAATTTTAGCGTGACTGTCGGTATTCGGTGTGTATATCTGCTTTGTCGTAGGGTCGTAAAGCACATCATTAAGTCCGAGCTTGATAAAGTCAAGTCCGAGCGGCGCAAGGTTTTCCTTGAAGCGTATCTCGTCAGGCTGTAAGAAATTCGCCGCAAGTCCTATCTGATAAGCCTGATAGCGTGTCAGAATATCAGCCTTGAGCAGTTCAGAAGTATCTATGACAAAATACTTACTATGCTTTTCTTTCTCAAGCAGCAGCGCCCTGTTGAGTGCCATTTCAAACGCAGACACAACAGGCAGTACGGCTGTTCTTATGCTGTTGATATACGTTCTGTCATCGGCTCTGCCCGACAGCACATCGGGAGATAAGCCAAACAGCATTGCTATCTGCTCTGCATTTGTCACCTTGTTCTGATTTAACTGCATCTCAACGGCGGTGGAACTGCTTTCCTTGAAGTCGAGCCCGTTCTGCAGTATCATCATACCGTCACCGTTGTTACTGTACAGCTTTTTCCACGCTTCACGAATTTTTTGTAATGCGTTATCGTCTACTCTTTGCTCAGTGCGCAGAAAGCCCTTCTTGTTACCGCCTCTGCGGCTCATCGCCTTTTCGAGCTGTAACAGCATATAGCTTGATGTCAAGAGTGTGGGATTTTCGGCGAGTATGCTTACTCCCTTTCCTCCGTCAACGCTGTTACGGCTGAGAATAACGAAATCCCACGGATTGTACACTCTTCCGTCAACGAGCATACGGAGCGTCTTATAGATAGCGTCCGAATTTTTCTCCACACTTACGGCGCTGTCACGGACATATCTGAGAGCCGACACCTCGTTTCCGCTCCGCTCTATGTGCATATATCCCGTTCCGTCAAGTAGCATATCACGGATAACCGCACGCTTGATTTCTGTCGGATTAAGCGTATCGCCTGATTCTTCATTCAGCAGATACAGGCGGTTATCTTCTGTGATTTCCGCCGCCGTCTGATCTTCATCGTTGCTGTTATACAGCCTTATCGGCAGGCTTGCTATTGTGCCGGCTATAAAATTAACAGCCGCTGAAACCGCAGGGATCTCAAGTGCCTGTTCTCTCGTTATATTGCTTATCTGCTTTAGCCCGAAAGCGACTTCAATATCCGTGCCTTCAGTTTCACGTCTGAATATCTTATCAAACAACTTCATTGCTCTCACCTCCCTGTAATATCTTCATTAAAACGTCATCTTCGGAATTTTCTGCCTGCTTCGGTATTGCTCTGATAGCGGAAAGTACCGTCCAGCCGTTTTCCTTTTCAATGTCGCTCATCATTTTTCGCTTTTGCATTATTATCTTATCAAGGTCGGCTATCTTGGCAAGAGTTCCGGACATCAGTTTTGTAAACTTCATCAGCTCATCGCCTGTTATTTCCTCATCCGATAAATTATTAAAAGCTATCTCAATCTTTGACAGCACTGCTCTCTGTGTTACTGAGTCCGCTTTGACAGCGTTTACTTCGCTGTACAGCTCGCAATATCTGTTGATGCTTGCACCATACAGCGCATCATTCTTCTGTATCGTGCTGAGCAGTTTTGTCAGCCGCAGGTACTCCTTGTGCGCTACCAAATCAGCCTTTACACAGTCACGCTCGAAGCACCTCTGCCCTGTGAGCATAGCCGCTTCAGCTTTCTCACGGGCTTCTTTTTCTTTCTTTGTCCTGTGTCCCGCACAGTTTTCTATTGTTTTTGCTCCTCTGGGCATATACTCACTCCTCTCAAAGTCATATCGGGAATATATCGTGTAAAGAGGTGCCGGTCAGATGTCAGACCGGAACTCCTTAGAAACCACAAGGGTAGGGGGGTACACTATATATTGTGGCGTATAGTATCGTGCTACTATATGTTGTGGTGTGAAAAATCGACGGTACAAGTCATAGTTGCCAGTTTCCGCCTGCTGATACGCCCACGTTCCGCCGCTTCGTGATGATAGCGACATAGCGTTATCAGGTTATCATTATCAAGTCTGCGATCATAGTCGACCTTAAGCGGTACGATATGATGCACAGACAGGTCCGTGCTGTTGATAACGCCTGCCGACAGGCATACCCTGCAGCAGTGACCGTCACGCTCGAGTATTTCATCGGCTTTTCTGCGCCATATCTTGCGATTACGAAACTTATCGGCTTCGCTGTCCCGTATCTTCTGTGTGTATTTTATTTGCCCGGCTGTGCATTCTCCGGGCTTGTGGATCTTGCCACATCTTGAACATGCTTTTAACATAATTTATGATATAAGAAAAGCACCCTTTGCAGAGTGCTTGAAGTATTCGTCACCGTCCGCACGAAAGAATCAGAAGAACGGACGGCTTGACTAAGAAAAAGGAGATCCAATGGATACTCTTGTACGCATAATTGACAGAAAAGGTGACCTGGCGGCTTATTAGCCGCTCCTCGGTCACTACGCTTTCGCTTCTTTTCTATCGTAATCATACCACAGATGCAATAGGACATTCAAGGACATCTTGCACCCTCAGAAGTGCTTTACCGTGAAGTCGGCATATCTGCTTATATGAGTAATGCATCTCACAGGCAATATACTCAAATGTCTTACAGTTTATGTACCGTGCTATCAGTATCAGCCTTATCCGCTCGTCAGTCACTGCCGATATAGTATGCTCTATCTCTGCTTTAACACGGATAAGCTCATCTATCTCTGTGTTTATCTCCTGCTCCAGTGTTGCAATTTTTGCAACAGCCATACCAACCTTGTCTGATACCCCGCTACTGTGTCCACCCCCCGATGACGGCGATATGTTGGTAGCGAGCTCCCGAAGCTGTCGTTGCTGATCTATCTTTTGATTTATGCGTATGTTGATAAAGTGATAGCGTGATAGGTATTCTTTAGCGTTCATTAGCATTCTCCTTGCCGATAAAGGTTTCCTTCAAATCGATAATCTGTCCGTTTTCAACACGCTCTGTTGCAGTATGAATATTTACCACTGTGCGATTTTTATCAATTTTCCGCTGACCGACAGCGGTAACCGTTATCGCTTCATCATAATAATCGGGTAGTATTAGTGTTACTGTTTTCATTGTGTCTCCTTGTCCTTTTTTTCACATTCCAGCTGTGTATAAGCCATTTCATAGCCGACCGCCCATAGATACACACGCATATTTATACTGCTTCCGCAGTCATAAAGCCACTCATAATACTCCGAATCCAGTTCTTGCAAGAAGTTTGTCATATCTGTCGAATAATGCAGTTTGGTATCCGAAAACCAATTCTCATCTATATCCGATTTTACAGCGTCCCAAAGTTCCTCTTCTGTTTCAACTGAATACCATAAATGCTTTCTGCAGGCATTCAGCAGTTCTTCGAGCTCTAACTCCATGTAGTCTTTAAGCCGATATTTTATGTCTTCAAAAGCACTGTCCGGATCGTAGATATATTTATCGGTCGAGCACTGGAATTTGCTTATGAAGTAATAAATATCTTTGAGATAGCTTCTCATTTGTCGGGGACTAACTGCGTTATACCATGTTGCAATGCAATCTCCCAAGTCGCCGCTTATTATCAGGCTTCCTCTTTTCTTATCGAGAATATAGTTTACATAGTAATTTATACTTCCATCGGCTTTGCGCCAATCAAAAATTAAATAGCGGTCAGTGTCCTGTATCAAAGTTGCTTTATGCGCAGCAAACCTTTTCTTACATTTGTTCAAGATCTCTTCTTCAATCATATTTTTTCTCCTTTGTCCGTCTTTTTTTATCCATCTTTGCCCCGCAGTTAGGGCAATATGGAGGTGTTCTGTTTACACACTTATGTGTTCGTCTACAAATCAGCGGGTAAATTTTCAAACATTTCATCATAAGGGCGAGTTAATAATCCATAGACCCAATCGCCGTATTTATATTCTGTTCTGCGATACCCTTTATCACGATTTATGGCTTTTCCTCTGAACAAAATCTCTCTCATCTTTACACCTCCATAATCCGTATACCTGCGATGTACGCAAGATCTATATTTCTGCTCTCTGCTATCTGTAACAGCTTTGTAATGCCTGTATCCATATCAAGATACCCTCTTGATTTGCTTACGCCTATACAGCCTGCATAATCATCAAATACCTGAATAGCCTCGTCTGTTGCATCAAACAGCTTCTTCAGGCGATCGTTGCCAAAGCCGAACGCCTCATTAGCGGCAATGGCAATGCAGATACGATATAATGCAAATAACTCCTGCATTTCGCCGTGCTTTATTGCGTCTTCAAGGCTTGCCTTGCTTGTAAGACTGCTTCCTGCAATATGTGATTTCATTTTTTCGCCTCCCACATACAGCAAGTATAATTGCGTATGTCCGTGCCCTGACATACCCAGTAAGCCATCGTGCAATCATTTGTTTTGTACCATTTGCACTCGGAGCAACGCTTAGAGCGTTTCTCTTTTCTCTCCTCCTGCTCATTCATCAGCTTGCATATCTCGTGTTCGATGTACCACGTTGCTTTCTTCAAGTCTTCGAGTGTATCGCCTTTCTTGCCTGCTCGGAGTATGTACTTGACAGCATTGCCAAGATTAAAACCAAGCTGATAGTCATCAATGATATCTATTGCTTCATACTTATTGCCTTTGTAGTATTCGGGATGATCAATCTTCTCTCCGTTCATCCTTAAGCGCCTCTCTTCCGTCATAAATTTTAGCCATTCTTTTACACAGTTCACAGCCGTGTTTATTCACTTCGCAAAGTAACTCGCCTATCGTTTTGCCACGCTTTGCATTGTTTCTGTACACTTTTTCGTACAGCTGGTATTTGTCAAACTGCTTTACTGCCTGCTTGCGCTCTTGTGCGCCTTGTTCTTTTGTTATCTCTCCCTCACGAAATGCCGCATACGTCAGACGCATTGATTTATACAATAACCCCTCCGCAAGCGTTGCATCATCCGGGAGCGGTGTATTGTGCTTTGCAAGCTCGATTATCTCATCAGCCGTCATCAATCAGTTTAAGCGCCTCCTCCGCTGATCTGCATACCCCTGCGATAGCTCCGTAGCCTTTCATAGCGTTCAGAAACTGCTCCTGCTGAGGTCTTACCTTGCCTGTTGCCGTTTTCACTTCGATAAACACCGCCTTGCAATCAGACTTTCGATACCCGAATAGATCCGAAAATCCTTTCGGAAGTCCTGTCGATACCGTTCTTCCGTCCGCTGTGCTGAATACGCCAACATTTGCACGGAATATAACGCACTTTTCGCTTAACGCAAGGCGTATGCTGTTTTGTATGTCAATTTCTCTTATCTGAACCAACCCCACTCCTTAGCTTTAACATACGCATAACCGGGCTTGTACCCTTTGAGTTTTGCATATGCATATAACTCTTGAATACTTCTGCACTGAGTAACGTCTTGATACTCACTCGTAATCATAATCAGCTTTGCTTCCTGCTGTTCCTTGATTTCTCGCTGTGTTTTTTCGTAGACATGCCCGCAGTTCGGGCAGACATCGGCAGGCTCGTGAGTAAAATAGCACTCAGGACATTGCTTTATCTTGATCTCCGCTTGCGCTTGCTTTTTCGTCGGCGCTTTCGGTTCAAGCGTCCACTTGCGTTCTGCGTCCGGTAGCCCGTGTCTGTGTACGTTTCCGACATGATCTATGATGATAGCTGTCTTACCCGGCTGATACCGCATACAGCGCATAGACTGCTGTATATACAGAGTTAATGATTTTGTAGGTCTGAGAAGTATAGACACCGAGCAGTCTGGAACATCAAAGCCCTCAGATATAAGATCAACGTTACAGAGTATCTTAATCTTGCCTGTCCTGAAGTCTGATATTACCTGTGCACGCTCTGCTTTAGGCGTGCTACCGTCAATATGCCGTGCTGGTATACCTGCGTCGCAAAACTGCTGTGCCATTGCTGTGCTGTGTTTTATCGTTGCGCAATAGCATACTGCCTTACCGCCGTCCGATAACTGCTTGTAAAACTTTATAACATCGCCGTATATCTTAGGTTTGTCCATCAGCAGTTCAACGTCTTCCGCCGAGTAATCACCACATCGTGATGTCAATCGTGAGCAATCTGCAAGAGCAGGAGCATAATACCGATACGGTGCAAGCCTGTTGTTTTCTATCAGCCACTTTGCTGTAGGACCTTCTATGAGCCTATCGTTTATCTCTCCCAGCCCACCGCCGTTAAGTCGTACCGGTGTCGCTGTCAGCCCCACGCAGTACGCTTTCGGAAACGCTTCGTATACCTTGCGATATGTACTCGCAACACAGTGATGATTTTCATCTGTTATTATCAGTGTAGGCTGCTTAATTTCTTGCAGATGCCGTGATATTGTCTGCACCATGTTGACAGAGCATAAATCCATATCAACGCCGTATCCGTTAAACGTGCTGTATATCTGATCGCACAACTCCTGCCTGTGTACCATAAACAGGACACGATTGTGATTATCTGTTGTACGCTTTGCTATCTCTGATGCTATGACCGACTTACCGCCTCCGCACGGAAGGACAATACACGGCCGCTTATAGCCCTCACGCCAGGATCGTGACAGGTTATCTATCAGAGTGCTTTGATAGTCATATAGTTGCATATATCTGCGTGTTGTCCTCCTTTCTGCGTTACACCCGTTACACCAGTGTTACACCTAAGGTGTAACACTGCGAAACCGCTCTGTGACTGCGATTGAGCGACTATGTTACACCGTTACACCTAAAAACGCATTTCTCTATAGAAAAAATCTATATAAATACAACGATAAAATTGTTTATACAGAATATAACGTTATACCCAAAAAAGGTGTAACAGGTGTAACATTGCCCTTAAAACCGCTCGCAGAGCCAATCTAGCCGTTACACCTATGGTGTAACTCAGGTGTACCAGGTGTAACGCTTAAAAATCTATATCGTCGTATTTTGCATCGTCTTCCGACGGAAGCGTCAAGTGCACGCACCGTGTGCCTAAGCCATTAACCCGCTTGTTTACAGAGTTTTTGCCTTTTTTGTCTATCTCAATAAGATGATTGTCACGCAGGTATGATAGCAACGCTTGAGAATTGTACCCTTCTTCTTCACATACCTTACGAAACACCGGCACCGCTATATACACCGATTGCTTGTCACCGGGAAGCACTCCCCACTGATCGATAGGCTTGTCCGGGTTATAAACAAAGCGCGTGGAGTTCAGCGCAACAAAGCTACACATGTACTCATATGCTCTCGGGTTGACGCTTACGGAAGCCTTTGTCTTTAAAAACTCCGCTACTTCTTCCGTTTTCAGCGCTGTTTCTTCTACGCCAAGCATCTCGCACATCAGCGTGTCCGCTGTGAGTATCAGAGCGGCGCTTTGCGCCTGTTTCTGCATTATGTCATACTCTGATATCAGTTTTTTTTGATAGCCGTCAAACAGCTCCTCAGCGTGTCCAAAGCCGTCTTTTATCAACTTCTGCACGAACATCTTGCCGAAAAATCCATAGTTTGCCTTTACCGTATTTGCAACGTGTCTGGGATCGTCAAAGAATTTTTCCTTGCACTCGATCTCAATAACTCTGTTAACAGATCCGCCGCCGGAGCGCGCTGTTGTAATCGGGCGTTCGCCCGTTGTTATCACTGCGTTCTTCCATTTTGGCACTGCGTCAAGTCCGCCGAGTTTGTTACCTCTGCTCCTACCTGAGCCCTCAGTCAGCATATATATCAGATTGTCCAGATCACGCTTATCGTTGATAATCTGCAGCTCGTCCAATATGTACGGCAGGTTGTTATAAAATGCCGCTGTCTTTTCCATTCCGACGGTTGTAGCATTAAAAGTCATGATATAATCGCCTATTTCGGGGTTGCCCCATATACTCGCCGCAGTCATCGCAAGAACTGTCTTTGCGCTTTCTGTTTCGCCCCATAAATGCACCCAGAAGCAGTTGCAGCCGAGCGGCTTTACAAGCACAGACGCAAGGGAGGAAGCAAAGACCATTCTCGCCGCTACCGACTTCAAACGTATATTACGATATATCACCTCATACCACTTACGAATATCTCCCGCCGTCTTTACGCTGTCATAGTGCTTCTTATACTCTGCTTCGCCGTCAAACGCTATACTGTCGATATACGGCGCAAAATCAAGCTGCTCATCTGCCTGCGTAATCCAGCCCATGCGAGTAACGCATTCGGTTTCGGGAAGTAGTTCAGGGTTAAGCTGTTCGATTTTTGCAAAATATTTTACAAGTGCTTTTGCGCTTTCGCTTGTCACAGCTATACCGCTGTCTGACAAGTCAACGATCTTGTTCGCCGATGATATCGTCTTGCGATCAACGATCAGATATCGGAACGCTTTTCCGCCTCGTGAGTAGGCTATTTTTATTTTTTCAGCGCCCGTGTCGATATTGCAAAGTCGCATTATCGGCATTATCGGGTGTGGGCAGACAGTTTCGCCGTCAAGCGACACTCCGGTATAATCGCAGATGTAATTACCGCAGATAAGTTGAACCGGCTGGAGTGGGAAGTTTGTAGCCGTAAAGGTTTCCGAAAGATTTTTCTCGTACTTTCGGCAGTAGTTGCCGAGCAGAGTCATAAAGCTTCTTATTTTAAGCTCTGCCGCCCGCTCGGTCACTCTTGCCTTTGCACGTTCGAACTCGAAAGGATCGTCAAGAAAAGCACAGCAATACTGATACGGCGCAAGTCCCGTGAGAAAATCCTCTTTTGTGAATTCCTCGACAGGCTTTAACTTTTCAATATCTTCTGTTGCCATTGGCTTTTACCTCTCTTATATCTTAGAATGGATAATCTTCGTCTGTAGGTGCGGGTGCTTCAGGCGGTGGTGCTATCACACTGCCGAAATTGCCCATAGCGTTGCCCTGATCAAGCGGCTTATCGTCAGGAACTTTTAAGCCCTCAAGCACAGCACCGACCGAGTGGAACGCCATGAATTTAACCGCCCAACCTGTTGTTTTACCGTCCTGCTTCAGATACTCCTCGTTGCGGAACAAGCCGCCGACGAGCTTACCCTTGAAGCTGTCGGCGTACTTGTCGCCCCACACGAGCTTGAAGCTACTGCTGTTCGATTTCTCAACGCAAGTGTGGAATGTCTTCAAACCTCTGCTTGCAAGTCCCGTCTTGGTGTCGAGAACAAGCTGATTTACTATACAGCCCCACTTTTTATTTTCCCTGTTATCGTTGTCGTAGCGCTTCTTGAAGAAGCCCGGCTGTGTGTCGCTCTTGTCAGTGTCGAGATAGATTTTTATCATATCATCGCCGTTTCTTGAGGTCGTTTCCTCGACCTTAAGTATCTTCATGACGTGACCGCCCGGAGCAAGTTTTTCGTACTCGCCAAATTCCTGTACATCTTTATAGCCCTTAGGTTCAAGCATTTTCTTTATCCTCCGTTATGTTAAAATATTCTCTGATGGTGTTGTCTACCATCTTTAAGTCGTTGTCTATAGCTGTATCTGCGAACATATCTATAGGCGTTTTTTCAAGTGCCGTATCGTCCTCCTTATTCGTAAGGAATACGTATCTGCCGTTATCATAAACGCTTCTGAGCACTACTGTGCACATTCCCTCTATGCAGACTTTTTCGTCAAGCAGCTTGCCGATAGTTTTAGGCTTCATATTGCCGTTATCGTCAAAATCGGTGTGCATAATAACGTAAACTATCTTGTCGGGTGGGAGCGCCTTGATATGCTCGAGTAGCCCCCAGAACTGATCCGCAACGCTGTTGTAAAAGCTGTATATCTGATTACCTGCTCCTGTCGACGAATGTCCACGCATAAACTGATTAGTCATCAGATAACCTGCGTCGTCTATCACTATCGACTTAGCCTTGCATTTATACAGCCCGTTGATTATTTTGCTGTAATCGTCGGTGCTTAACGTCTTAGGCGGGTTTCTGAATGGCAACGGCTTGCCGATTACGTTAAACACGGCAAAGTCCTGACAATGCCTGAGCGATGTGCTTTTGCCGCTACCGCTCCGCCCGACAATTAAAACCGGTATTCCCATTACTTTATCTGCAGGTTGATTTTACTTACGAGTTTTGCACCTGCTACCTCCTTTCCTTCGTTTATTGCTGCTTTTATTGCCGCCTTGTCAGGCTCAGGTGCTTTATATCTCAGGTACTCGTCTGAGAGCTCCTCAATATCGTCTATCTGTATTTCTGAGCTCTTGCGGAAAGACAGCGCTACTCTTGCCGTTTTGAAATTCTGACCGCCGAGAGCGTCCGACAGCAAGTGCTTTAAGCTGTCGATTTTCTTTTCAGCGGCTTTCTGGCGCTCGGCAAAAGCCAGCTTTTCAGCTTTGAGTGCCTCTGCATCTGCCTTGAGGTTTTTAACCCATAAAGCGATGTTCTCAATTTTCTCGTCACGCTCAAGTTGTATCTTCTCAAACGCTTCGATGTCTGTGATTTCGCCTGTATCCTCATCTAAGAGCAAGTACAGGCGGGTGTCGATGTCATAAAGTGATGGCATTATATCTCCTCCGTCATTTTCGTAAAAAACTGCTTTGCTTTTGCTACGAACAGATCGTGATTACTGTGTCTGTATGTAGTGAATAAACTTCTGAAATTATTATGCTGTTTTCCTCCTTATAATTTAATTCGCATCAGGATCGTATTCATTATCAAGTCCCGTTCCTTTCAGATCAACCATCTCGGCAAAATCATCATAAGCGCAAGGTCGCACGTCAAGAAGCGTAAGCTGTTCTCCTGCTGCATCTATCATTCTTGCTGTTCTGCCTAAATCGGTTGTTGCCGCTAAGATGTTTTGATTTTTCTTCATTTCAAAGAGCTTGTTTAACTCATGCTTATATCCATACTGATCCATACAAACACGATATGCTTTAGGATGTGTTTGTCGAAGAACAGAAAGATGGTTATCTTTGAACTGAATATCCGTACCGCAAAACATACATCCGTTGCGCTTGATATGCTTTTCTTTGGCATCCTTATCGGTGTATGTGATGTCGTAAAGACTCGAATATTCTACGTCATATTTATGGATATACTCCCAAATGTCATCATCGGTCCACATCGCAATCGGCGATACATGATAGAATGAGCCATCTTTAACATGAGGTCTATGGCTTGCAAAAATATGACCTCTTGTTGCAAAATTTACCATTCTTGTATGACTCTCTGCCGCCATAAGTCCCTTTATAATAACATCGCAATCAAGCTCTGCCTGTATCTTTTCACTCGGTTTCTTTTTGAGTAACGTGCAACAATGCTGAGAGTATTTACATTCTCTCAATGTGTCGTAATACTCTTTCAGTTCATCTTTTTCCGAAGCAGTGTCTGAGTATTTCAAAAAGCATTCGATGTTTATACGATGCGCATCAAGTTTTGACGCAGATTTACCGAGAAGCGGAGCGCCATATTGCTCCAAGCAGTATGCAAATGTCATCTTTGTACCAATCGGGAAGCAATTAGAACGGTCGAGGATATATCCTCTCTTTTCTGCCGCTTTAATCAATGCTTTCTGACCTTTCAACTTTCCGTCCGGCTTTAAGATTTCATCAAGTGCGTTTTCTTCTTCAAGTCGCTGTACTATCTTTTTTGCAAAATCGTATCTAAGTTCAGGCTCTTTTAACTCAAGAAACTTAGTTTCTTTGAAGCGTTCTCCGAAGTGTTCCTTGCCATAGCTCCGTGCAAATTTCAAGCTCTCAGGAAATTCAACGCCTGTGTTACCGAATATGCAGAATGTTTTTGAAAACTCTGTTGGCAAAAAGCGTTCTATAAGATCAGCAACCACCGTGCTGTCTTTTCCGCCCGAAAAGGCAATCGCCACATTGTGACGGCTCAGAGCATACGCTTTTCTGAGAACATCCACAGATAGATGTATTTTCTCTTCAAGAGGCTTTTTCTGCGCCTCGATTATTTCTTTAAAGGTGTAATTGTCTTTTATCAATTGACTTTCCTTTCATGTTGTGATATAATCACTGTAATAACGTTTTTGTTTGTTTTGCCCCCTTACGGGAGCTCTTTTTTTACTCTTTGCCGACAACGACATAGATCTTTTTATCTATTTTTGCACATGCATAGCACGTCTCACTCTGCGTTTGCCCTATTCTGTGAAAATGCGTTTCAGTCATTCCAAAGGGGTACTTGTTGCAACTTTCAAACACAAACTCGCACCAGTTGCCGTACTCGCCGTACTGAGTGCGGAATATATCACCAGGCATCATATCGGCGGCAGGTTTAACAATAGGGGTATCATATCTGATCATCATCGTCTTCGTCCTCCTCGCCCTCACAGTCTGTTACATTGATATTGTTCACAATACCGGCAAGTGCCTGAACAATTGCCATTACCTCTTTATAGGAAGTAACCGTTGTGCTAACTTTAAACTTCATTTCTTTCCTCTCTCTTAATCCGTATCTACATCAATCCCGGTGATCTCTTTGAAAATAGCTTTGTCGAAGTTCGGGATTGCTGTGATAATTGCCTTTTGACAATCAGAAAGCTCAGACCACCAAAGAACGGCAAATTCGGAATCATCCAGTTTTTTCAGATAACCGTCCGTAGTTTCAGCTTCCGGGTGTTCTGCCTTTTCTTCATCTGTCATATCGGAATACTGAACCCACTGTACTAAATTTTCCGATATCTGCTCAATCAGATAACAAGCTTCACTATTCAGCCAATCACGATATGTCCAGCTTGACGGCTTATTGAACAGGTAAATTTTCGGACTTGTGGTGTTAAAACAACCATTGGAAAAGCTACACTTGTTCCAATCGCCGCTGTTCCAATTGCCGCTGTTGCAATCGCCGCTGTTCCAATTGCCGC